TTTTTTTCTCGAGCACCCTCACACGCTCAAGCGCCTCATTGCGCTCGTCTTGCATGCGATGCCACACCGACGTTGGCACTACGACGACGTTGACGGCGTCGTCGAGGATACCGAGGATACGGAATAGAAAGTTCATCGGTTCACCGCCATGAGTTTTTTGTAGACTGCGCGCACACGTCGCACGTCGTCGGCACAGTATGCGGCGACGTCATCGAGACGACCCTCACAAATAGCGTCCCACACCTTGCTGCCGTCGATGTCACCCTTCAACAGAGGCACACCGAAAGCGACGCAAGCGGCGTCGAGGGAAGCGTATGATTTCCGATCGGAGCGGAGCATCTCCATCGTGCAAATCCAGACGCTATCCCACGGTTTGATCCTCAGTGCGTGCACTTTGTAGGGAAGCTTGACGCCGTGGATGGCACACCGAGTGCGAAGCATGGTTCTGTCAAATTCGGCGTTGTGCGCGACGATCTGCGACAAGCATCCATCGTCATAAAGAGCACCAAGCTCGAAAGCTACAGCCTCACAGAGTTTTGCTTCGCCTTGCGGGTCTGTGAAGTCGCGCTTCCACGTGAGCGGCTCATTGTCGTCGAGGGCGAGCGAGACGACGGCAAGCTCACCAAGCAGCGGCGACAACGACGATGCGCGGTATTCTTTATCCGCGTCCTTTGGCTCGGTGCCTTTTGCAAGCGCTCGGGCAGCCATCCAAGAGACGACCTCGGGTCTTTGCGCTGGCACTGTTTCGACGTCGAGATAGACGATCATCACTGGGCCTCAATTGTGATGGTGAATCCGTAACGGCTTGTCTCATCTGAGCGTGCACGTCGCTGAGAGTAGTGCCACGCAATCGGCGCAGACGTTCCGTCATGCGTCCCGTAGTGGCGTGCAATCTCGTCGCGAATGTATTTGAATGCCGACGGTAGGTTGTCGTCGTCGAGGTCACGAGGGCTGATTCGCGTGAACGTCACGACAACGGGCAAGTCTGGTAGCACACGTGAGCGCAGAAGCCACGCCGTCGTTTGTTTCTCTTTATCCGTGCGCTTTTTGAGCGTGCGCCAATGGCCGCGCGCGTTTGTGTGCGCGTCGAGCTTCATCGGCGCGTATAGGTGGATGGCGTCAGACATTCGCGACAACCAATGCACCGGATGCTTCAAGAGCAGCGCCGTAAAACGCCCTCAGCGCTGCGATCGACCCAGGAGACGGGCAGGCGCCCTCATTTTCCCAGACTGACAGCGAGGCAACGCTACAGCGCGTTTCGCGGGCCACGTCGGGCAAGCTGAGACCCATGCCCTCGCGCAGCTCACGCAATCGAGTGCCGTCGAGGATTGTTCGTACGCCGGTTTTCGGATGGTACCAAGTCTGAGCCATGTGCAGATCTCCAAACAAAACCCCGCACGGTGATCCGTGCGGGGCGAAATGGCGTCACGACTTGCGGGTCATGAATCCGGGCTTGCTCGATGGAGCCGACGCAGCGGGCTTGCTGGCAACAGCCACGGGCGCAGCGACGACACCAGCTCTGGGCTTGAACGCCACGACGTCGTTGCTGGCGTCATAGCCATTGGCAGCAGGGCGCACCTTGAGCTTCACCACGATCTGAGCTCCGACGCACGGTGACAGGCTCATGCCGGTCACGCCGCAGGCATCGGCAAGCTCGGCAGCTTGGCGCTTGCCAATATCGAGCATCTGCTGGCCTTTCTCGTCGGTGCGGATGGTGCGAAGCGTGATGCGCGTCCAGATCTTTCGGCCCTTGTGGTCGCCGTCGTCGACGGTGAGTTCGAGACTTGCTTGGACACTCTGCTCGTCGCGGGTTTTTTTTGCCTCGATTTTGCTGACGGTGACAGGGTAGTCACCGGCAGGCAGCGGATCGAAACTGGACGGGCGGCGCTCGACGCTGGAGACGTCAAAATCAAGGGCGAGGGGGTCGTTGTCGAATTCATTCATGAATTGACCTTCTTTAGTTGTGCTGCAATGTAGCGATTGATCAGCGCGGTCGTGTCTCCGTCATCGCTCTTGATGGCAATCGACGTGCACTGCGCTAACAGGTCTCTGTTGATCGTGATACGACGATCGGCCTTTGCGTCGCTGAGATTCATCTCAGTCTGCTTGGGATTCTTTTTATAGCTTTTCTTTTCTGCTTTTTGTGCTTCTTTTTTCTTGTCGATCTCGTCGTGGATGGCCTTTGATTCGGCGACGATATCAATCAACGTCTGACCATCCACCGCCAAGATCTTCCCATTTTCTGGTTTTATTTTCCGTTCACTGAGAACAGCACGAAGTGTTCTTTCTCCGCAGCTGATAAATTTTGATGCTTGTGCGACGCTGTAGTTTTTTTCTGGTACGATTGTCCCTATCTGCTCTATTCTTTTTGTTTTTTCAATTGCTTTCATTGTGCTTGTCCTTGTGCATGAGCCGCCATCTTCGCCAATGCAGCGCCGAGGTCAGCGGGTTCGAGCGGGTCAAGAGCCCCGCTGCGGTCTTTGGCAATGCTGCGGGCATCGCCGGAGGTCTGGAGGTAGCGCACGGCTGCGCGCTTGCCGTCGGTGTCGACTTCGTCGACGGCGATCAGGCGAAACACCTCGTCAAACAAGTACGGGACTGCGTCACCCAACTTCGCGCCGGGCATCGAGATCCCGTAGGTGATCCGACCTGTGGCGTCGTCTTTGAGCTTGGCCAGTTTCGCCGAAAAATACACGCCGAACGGAAGGTCACGAAAGGCACGCATCGCGGCAGTGACGCGCTCGATCACGGCACCATAGGCCTGACGTGGGTCAGTGAACTTTTTCTTTTCGGCACTCAACACGACCTCGGCGATCTCAGAGATCGAATCAAGCGCGACCCAGTCGTAACCGTGGGTCTTGGTTGTTAGGTGCTTGTGGACCGAGATCAGATCGTCGACAGTTTCGATCTCGACGACGTCAAAACGTTCGTCGGTCGCTGCAAACGACAGAGACAACAAGCCCGACTCTGCGGACACGATCAGGACGCGACCCGGAAGGCTTCCGATCAAAGTGGTCTTTCCGATGCCGCTGTCACCGTAAACCAACACCTTGGGTGCGTGAGGCCGTATGGCTTGCGCCAGTTTCATGATCTGCATGTGTTCTCCTCTTGTGCCTTGACCTTCTATCGGACCCCGATAGAATCTGTCAAGCACAAAACGAAAGGACAGATCATGCAGCTGAGGGACTACCAGCAAGAGGCAGTGGATGCGGTGTTTTCGTACTGGGAGCGTGCACCGTCGACGCCGGAGCGGCCAGCAAGCCCCCTTGTGGTGATGCCGACGGGCAGTGGCAAGAGCCCGACGCTCGGAGAGACAACGCGGCGTCTTGTTCAGGACTTCGGGTGTCGCGTGGTGATTGCCACCCATAGGGCTGAGCTCATCGCGCAGGATGCGAAGGCGGTGCGGTCGATCTGGCCGATGGCTCCCGTGGGGATTTTTTCTGCGGGGCTTGGGCGAAAGGAGGTCGACCAGATCACGATCTGTGGTGTGCAGTCAATTGTGAGGTCGACGTCTCGGCTTGGGCATGCCGACGTGTTGATCGTCGACGAGGCGCACCTGCTGAGCCCAGAAGATGCGACGTCATATCAGCGCGTGATCTCCGACCTGCGAGCGGTCAACCCTGACATGCGGATACTCGGGTACACGGCGACACCGTACCGTCTCGGGCAAGGATATCTGACCGAGGGAGATAGTGCGCTTTTTACCGCGGTTGCCTACGACGTCGACGTCAAGCGTCTGATTCGAGAGGGCTGGTTGTCTCCGATTGTGACCGGTTATGTCCGAGAGCAGATCGATCTTTCTGAAGTCGGCATCCGTGCGGGCGAGTTTGCAGCCAAAGACCTCGAGCTTGCGTGCGACGTCGACAAAATCAACGGCATCGTCGCCGACGACGTCAAGGGTGCGCTAGATGGCGGGCGCACGTCGGCAATGATTTTTGGGACGTCGGTGGCCCACGCAAAGCGTCTGCGAAACGAGATGCAGATCCGCGGTGTGTCGTGTGACGTGATCACCGGCGAGACGGAGCGCGGTCAGAGGGACGAGATCATCGGGCGCTTCAAGGCTCGGCAGCTTGCGTGCCTTGCCTCTTGCGACGTCCTGACGACGGGCTTTGACGCACCTGTCGTCGACGTGCTTGCATTGGTCAGGCCGACTATGAGCCCGTCGTTGTATGTGCAGATGGTCGGACGCGGCATGCGGCTGGCCGACGGAAAGACCGATTGCCTGCTTTTGGACTACGGCGGCAACATCGCTCGACATGGCCCCATCGACGACTTCAAGGTGAAGCCCAAGGGAAAGAAGAGCGACGGCGACGCGCCGACGAAGACGTGTCCTAAGTGCCTTGCCGTGCAAGCTCCAGCGGTGCGAGTGTGCGGTCACTGTGGGTACGAGTGGCCAGCTCCGGAGCGCAAGGCGAACGACAAGGCGAGCAACCTGCCGGCGCTGTCTCTCGAGATCAAAACCAAGGCTCCGCCCGTGCGTCACGACGTCGGCGCAGTCGAATGGCGAAGGCACCAGAAGACCGGCGACGACACAGCGCGGCCGACGCTGAGGATCGACTATTACCCTCCAGGTGGCCCGCTTGGGCTCGGGCGTAAGATTGCGTCGGAGTGGGTATGCGTCGAGCATGACGAGGGTGGCTTTGCGTGGCGTAAGGCGATGCGATGGTGGGAGGAGCACGTTGGCTGTCGTCTGCCGAAGAACGTCGACGATGCCATCGCCCTTCTCGACGACGGGCACATGATGTCGGTCGTGGCGGTCGAGGTGGAGAAAGAAGGAAAGTGGGATCGTGTTATCGCTATCCACCACGGCGATCGACGTGATCCGGGCGACGATGACGAGAACGCGTCAAGGACTCAACCCGTCGATGCTGACAGCTTTGGAGAGGACGATCTGCCATGGTGATGACCAACCTCGATGCGGCCCTGTGGTACGCAGAGCGTGGGCTTGCGGTGTTCCCCTGCAGCCCCGGAACCAAGATTCCTTTTGCCGGTAGCGCAGGGTGCAAGGATGCGACGACTGACGAGGCCACGATCCGATCGTGGTGGGAAAAGACTCCGGGGGCCAACGTGGCGATCGCCACAGGGTCGGTGTCTGGCATTTACGTCGTCGACATTGACGCGTCGTCGTCGGAGATTATGCCGCGCTTGCCTGAGACGTGGATAGCAAGAACACGCGGCGGCGGGTGGCACTATGTCTATCGCTTGCCCGATGGCGTGCGCCTTCCAAACACTGCCAAGTCAAGCCCAAATGCTATCAGCCCCGATGCCGACACGCGTGGCGAGGGCGGCTACGTCGTGGCGTTCCCGTCGGTGGTCGAGGGCAGAGGATACACTTGGACGAACGACATTGACCCGACGCCGTTACCGTCGTGGATTATGGATCGGGTGAAGCCACGACAACAGGCGATCGCGTTGACGCGCCAGACGTTTGCTCTTGCGCCGACGTCGTGGGCGGAGACGGCTCTTGATCGTGAGGTCGACGAGGTGGCGCGGGCAGGCAAGGGCGGGCGCAACCATGCGCTGGTTCGTGCGGCCTTCAAGTTGGGCCAGATCTGCGGCGCCGGTCATCTGTCTTTCGGTATTGCTGCGGATGCGCTCTTCAGTGTGGCCCGTGGGTGGGAGGGAGAGGGCTCCCCCGCACCCGCGGGGATGGACCCTTCGCTTAGCAGGCTGAGGTGAAAACGGCCGACGAGGATCGCCTTCGGCGCATCAATGTGATCCAACGACGACATGGCGATGGGTCGACGCAAGACGCAGCAGTCGCATCTGTTCCTGCCGACGGCGCGGGGCGGTGGGCACCGATTCTACGAGGCGCTGGACAAGCTGCTCCTCGAGGCGGACTTCGACGCGAAGGTCGAGTCGTTGTGCGCGCCGCACTACGCGGCCTCGAACAAGCCGGGGCGGCCGTCGGTGGCGCCGGGTCTGTATTTCCGGATGATGCTGGTGGGCTTCTTCGAGGGCATCGCATCGGAGCGGGGCATCGCCTGGCGATGCGCGGACTCGATATCGCTGCGTGACTTCCTCGGGCTCGCGCCGCACGTGCCGGTGCCGGATGCGTCGACGGTGAGCCGAACGCGACGTCGTCTGCCGGTCGACGTGTTCGACGAGGTGTTCCGTCTGGTGCTCGGGATCGTCGACGCGAAGGGGCTGCTTTCGGGTCGGGTTCGCGGCGTGGACTCGACGTACCTGAA